CACCTTATCTATCTCTGCCTTAGAGACAGGTTCAAAGTCTGCGAGCATATCGTCAAGGAATCCTTCCTCAATGTATCGAGCGAATCGTTTCACTGTTTAACCACGCCCCTTAGAGTCCCAACCCTTTAAGATATCGGGAGAGAAGTTGTTGTAACTGAATTCCATTCGGTCAACAAGTTTAACAGCATCTCCACCAAGTTTATCAATGGCAACGAAACCCTCTTGACCAGTAACCTTATACCCCTTACTTGTCTTGACAAATGTGTCAATACTTGCAAGGTCATTGAGTTTATTTATAAGGATTAGTTTTGCCGTTACCAACTGCTTTTGCAACTCAAACATGTTAATAAGACTTGCACTGTTTTCCTTTGAGAAGAATGACAATATCTCTGCGAGTTTCTTCTGCTGGACTTTCTTACCAGCATCACTTGAACGCTTGTCCTCTTCCTTCTTGTATTTTGCTTTCAACCAGTTCTGTAATGCGATGGTATGTCTGCGCGAGTCTTTGATCATTTCGCCCTTACGAACAAAGGTATTGTTGAACTGCTCTATCAGTTGGGCAAGTTGTGGGTTTGCTTCTAGTTGACGCAGAGTGCTTCCCGCTACTTTAGAAAACAACTTACCCGCATTAGATAAGGCAGCATCAACCGCCTTAGTTTCCTTTTCCGTTAGCGTAGCAACCGAGACATCACGCAGCATGGCATCCTGAGACCATACCTTACTTGTGGTTTTCAGTATGTTTACGTTAACACCATAGGATGCTTTCAGTGTTTCAAATGAAGAACCTGTGTATGTTGTGTGCCAAACGATTCCTATGGTCGCCTTCTTAACTTCCTTTGCACCTATGGACTTGGCAGGGAACGCATACACAATAGTGTTGGGGTGAAATGTTGTATACTTTTCTCCACCGATACCTTTATTCTGCACATCACCAGGACCGAACAAGAAGTCGCCCTGTATGACACCTTTGATTCCAAGCAGTGGTAGTAACTCAAGTGCAGCATTCATTTTTGTGTTGAGGTCGCCAGATGTATCGGCATCAACATCTGCTTTTGTTTTATAAACTTTGGGGTTCTTATTGAAGACACCTTTCTTGGCGACAAAGAACTCTCCATCGCTTGGGTCAGTGCCAGCAAAGATTGCTGGTGCGCCATCCCACTTTACAGAGATGTCTTGCTTGTGCTTACCCTGCAACATATCACGGAGTTCCCTCAAGGCATTGATTGCCTGTCGGGTTCCGTCCACACCACCATAGATAACCTGATCTTCCAAGTGTGTCATGTGGGTATTCTTCTGTTCAGACAGAATCTGTTGGTGTAGAAATGATTTCATATCGGGTTGGTCGCCTTCTTATTCGTAAGACTATTTATAATTAATTATTTCCACGGATCACCACTGAATTTAACAGATGATGCCATTGCTTGTGATTCATACTTAACTCTCATTTTCATTATTCTATAAGAACCTGCCATTATTCCTATAGAATCATTACCAACTTTTGATATTATAATTTTTTCCTTATTCATATACCCCATCTTACTATTTTTCAATGGGTCTAATAATGAAGCAGTGTATGGAGATTTAGAACCATGTCCGGTAACTTTTATATAAGCAGGTCTGATAATATCATCAGCGTCCAACCAATCACTAAGCACATATTGTTTTAAATCTTTTTGAGATAATTTTTTTAATTTTTTAAAAAAAGAATCTCTTGTTTTACCTAATATCACATCCCTTGCTGTATTTGATGCTTCTATTAATTTTTTATTTTTTCTTATTTCGTTTTTTCTAGTGCTTTTTGATTTAGATAAATTATATGTTTCGGCAAAATTGTTTTCGTGTTTATCTATTTCGCTTTTTAAATTAATACTAAGTGAAGTTTCTATTGTACCAACGCCAGGATTTTTAAATCCTATATCACCTTTACCAGCAGTAGATTTTGCAGATATTCCTAAAAATAATTTGGTAGTATTAAATTGTACCAATGTATCTGTCGGATTCTTTCTCGAATCTACTTCATATCCTACAGCTTTAGATAATACACCAGGTCTTGCAGTCCACCAAACTTTGGATACCGATGAACCATATTTATTTTCTTTAGCCCATTTTAAAGATTCAACCGACATAACTTTAGCTCTGTCGTCTTGTATTTTATAATCCTTTTCACCAATTTGCTTTCTTCGTTTTTCAAGTTGTTTTTTAACTTCTAATTGATCTTGATAACCAGTCCATTTACCACCAAGAAGATAATAACCAAGTAGTATTTCGTTTACATCCGCTTTTAATGTTTCTGCTGCCATCTCTTTACCTATTTGTCCTACTGGATTATACAATACTTTAAGTTTATTTATACTCCCTATTCCATAATATAAACTGGGTATAGATTTCATCCTCTAGTCGGGTTGCCTCAAGTTCCCAAGGCATCTTGCTTTCATCCTTTGGTTCATAAACAATATCAACACCATGCCACTTTTCGCAATGCTTTGGTGCGTTGGGCGCAACCAGTTCACGCTTGAGATACTGCCTTGCGTGAACCAGTTCGTGACCAAGAGTTTTTAGTTTATCTTCACGACTGATTGACTCACCACAAGTCACAGTCGCAATATCAATCTCTGCTCCGTAGTTATCTCCCCAACAGAGACCGTAAGAGTCATCATCGATGGTTCCGTATTTTAATTTAACACATACCTCACCACGCAGTTTATCAAGACCGATGTAGTTTGATGCAAAGTCAGCATATACTCTCATGTATGCTGGCATATTTTTAGACAGGTAAAGGTTCATGAGTCTGTGTCATCCTGTAGTACTGTTGAAGGTCACAAAGAAACATTTGCTTCAGTCCGTCATTTAAGTCATAAGTGGTGACTCTAGTGCTGAGACCTTCTTCAGTCTTACCACCTATATTTAATACGGCAATCTGTTCTATCTCAGTTCCGTACATCTCATCGTGTGCGATAGCGTATGCCGCGCATTGCTTGACATAGTTTTTCATTTGAGATGGCGATTTGATTTGGTTGGTTTTCTTGTAATCCCAAACTGTGGTCTTACCGCGAAATACTCCAACTCCGTCAAACTGACCACGAAACTTATTTTCCTTAGAGATAACACCTTTCTCTTTCGCCCAGACTTCATCAATATCAATCCCGATTTCCCTGTTAAAGATATCAAGAATCGCCTGTTGATATTCGTCCTTCGCAGAATTATCCTCAAGGGTTTTGTGTGCCTTGCGACCTTCGCGAACTGCTTTGCCCAAAGGAGAATACTTGTCCTTCATCATACGTTGCATGATTGCATTTTCTTTAGCATTGAGAGTCCTCCACACTTTACTAGGTGAGGGATATCCCATGCAGTTAAACATCTTACTCAACTTTGGAAGTGGTAGGTATTCATACATTATATATTCTCCAGTTCTTTCGCTGGGTCAACGAATACAACATCTTCCGATGTGTCTTCAATATCAACCTTAGAATTTTCACCAACAAACTTTTTCAGTGCTACGACTCCACCAAGAACTTCGATGGGCAGACTATACTGCTCTTCGATTTTTTCTCGTTTAGAATTTGATAAACTGACATAGTCTTCTGGGTGAAGAAGAATGCGAGTAAGATTTGATCCTGTTGAAATCCACCGCTCAATACGTTCTGAGAGTGGTCGTGTGAATTCGGCAATTGCCATAGGTAATCTCCATTGAATAATCGGAAGCCACGTTATTGCGGCCTATTCCTCCATTCAATGTAACCATTATACTCTTTTGAGGGTCAAATACAAGACCTAAAATGTCAATGTAATCAACGACTTACGATGTGGGCATTAATGCCCTTATGGGGTTTCTGATGTTGGTGTGGGTCTGGGTAGGATGTGGGGTACTGTGGTCTTGTAGGGCATCACTGCCCCCCGATCATAGCATGAATGTTAACGAACATCGGGAGTAGTTGAAGGAATATCAATCCACCCAGTAGCAGATAAGTTGTGCGTTCGAGTTTTCTAACCCTATGCTCTACCTCATTGATCTGGTTTATTATAGATTTCAGCGCGGCATTGGTTTGGTCGCCTTTAGTTTTTAACACCGCTATCTCTACATTGAGTCGAGAATATCCCTGTTCTACTTTATCGTTATCTGTCATGGAAATTTAAATCCTAGTTTGTTAGTACGGGAAGAAATTGAATAAGCACTAAAACGATAATAAAAAAATAAACAGACTTTTCGATTTTCATAACTCTATTCTCGACTCTGCCTATATGGTATCTCAAATTTTGAAGAGTCGCATCCATGTCATCTTCATTTACCCTCTTAGTCTTTCTCCTATCTCGTCCCCTATTCATCCTTGAAACACTCGACTATTATTATTATTCTACAGATTATTTATATTTTTTTTCATCTCCAATCATCATTTTTCTAACTTTTATTAAGTGATCTACATAGTTTAAATTCAATGGGTCAAGGTTAAATGCGTCATGCATGAGGGAAAGGTCAACCTGACATTCTTCTACCGTATCCCCTATTGCTGCTATCGCTGCCACACTGTAGAGGGTTACGCGACCTTCGTCATCGTAATAGACTTCGTGTATACTGTAGCATGTGTCCTCTGACCCAGGACGATGTGCTACTCTATAGTTCCAACTCACATCGTTACTCCAGTCTGCCTTGCTCTTCTGCATACAATTTCCTCAACTCCATGAACCCTTCAATCCAGTTATCACGATGTTCAACGAATACCTGAGTTCCTTCTGGATGTGTGATAATAGTAACCAACTGGTCAACTGGTATCTTTGTTCTTTCCTCAAACATAACTGCATATGCAGACTCTTGCTTGAAGTAATTATTTATAAACTTTCGCGGTTTCTCCTTTGATGAGGTCTTCCAATCAATGATAGAAAGTCTACCATCAAACTCTGCAACAAGGTCAACCGTTCCTGCAACTTCAAGATGATGAGAGAACAACTGTCCTTCCACCATCCTAACATTATTTATACGCGCATCCGCAACATCTCGCAGACCAGCAAACAATGCTTTAACATTAGGCATCATTTTCGTTTGCTCTTCACCAAGGATGTGTCGTTCAATCATTTCGTGAACATCGTTACCCTTAGAGAGTGCCTGTGTGGAGACCCTGTTTGCCTCCACTTCACCGACACGCTTACGCCACCTATCTAGTCCTTTCTTACTGGAAGGGTCAGCAGACAGCACTGTGGTGACCGAGGGATAGGGTTTGCCACCTGTTCCTGAGTAGTGCCGTTTGCCTTCGATCATGATCTGTTCTAGTGCTGGGATGTCAGTTATTAAATCTAAATTATACTTCTTTGTCATTCTATCTCCGCATCCTAGCTATTTCTAGGATGTCTTCTTTATTTAGTATTGGCACAGCGTTGCTCTTATGAAGAACGCTAATACCCTTGATAAGAGTTCCTGTGTATTTCTTGACTGGTGGACCGACACATGCTCCTTTGCTCTGGTCTGAGTCAACAGACCTGTACTGGGATGTATCGCCACGCACTGGTCTAACTGGTGCGTCTGCCATCGTTTTGAACTCTTGGGACGGATGCTTTTGAAATCGCTCACCCCCAAGAATCTTTTTCTTCTTTACCTTGCGACCATTGAAGTCGTGTGATGTTGAATAATATTTCATTAAACTCCCTCACCAAACATTGCATGCATCAAGTCATCTCGTTCTTTGCTGTAAACTTTATAAAACTGTGGGTCATTCATTTCTATTGACTCAGTGTTGTGCTTTAGGTCAAACCTCTTTACCAGTTTAACCAATAACGGAGCATTAGAAAGTCTGCTCCTTGTTATCGCTTTTCTGGTTTTTCGGTTACCAACATATGCTGGAGGGTCTGTCATAAACCAAACACCAGCAGCAACTTCTGGACTAAACTTTTCTTCTATATCTTCCTGAGTAAGTTTAGTGTCTTCCACAGTATCGTGAAGAACTGCTATGGTCATCGCAGTCAATATTTCGTCTTCACTGAATGAACCATCGTTCTCCATATATTCTTCGACAAGATCAGAAACTTCGACTGGATGATTAAAATATGGTTCACCAGTAAACTTTCTTTCTTGCCCTTCGTGTGCTGCCATCGCTACTACTAGTGCGTGACTTAGTTCTTCGTAATACATAGGTTATCCTTTATTTGATGAACCATTATACCCTATCTGGGGTCAAATGCAACCCCCAAAACTTCAATGAAATTAAGGGATTGCGATACTGTGTCTTTGGATTGAGTCTGGTTCAATCTCACCGCCCACCCCGCACCAAATAGTCACACTTAGTGGAATTAGTATCGCGATTATTATTACAAGTTTATTCACAGTTCCACTTTCCACTGCAATGCTATTGGTAGTTGTGGTATGCCATCCTTGGAGTAATTATGGTACTTTACTGTCAAGATGTTGCCGATACATTCATCACGGTGTTTCCACTCCAGTGCTTTCTCATGCATGTTCCCTGCTGCTGTGACATTGAATGTCGCACCAGACTCGGTCTCGCATATCCAGACAGGAACACGATATGTCTTGTGATTGTCTGCGCGGATGCGCGGGGTTCCTTCCTCGTATCCTATGACTTTGAACTCTGCGTCATGAAACTCTTTGACCTTGAGTAGTTTGCGTGACCGCTTATCAACCTGATAACCATCGCTGCCAAATCGCAACATGGTTCCTTCGTAACCTTCTTCGCGCCAATCTGCATGGTGTTCCATTAGTTCTTCCATGTTGTCGATAGCGTATGTTGGATTGGCAACAATCTTTGGATGGAACGGAAAACATCCTTCCTCAAATTCATCAGTCCTATCTAAGAAAGAAGCATGCTCGTCAACAACATCATAGATATGATATTCAATATCAAGTGCCGCTTCTGGATTCTTCTTCGCTCCCTTGATAAGACTTGATACTTCTTGTAGAGTTTTACCATGCAGATATAACTCACCGTCAAGATGTAGATGCTGTAAGGAAGAAGATTCTATTGCCTCAATTATATGTGGTAGGTCGATAACTTTACCAGACCTAGAATATAAAACACCATCAAGAAATAATGCACGATGCCCATCCAACTTTGGTTGACAGAGTGCCGTATCCCAATCGATAGTTTCTGGTTTGACTTTATCAAGTGATGCGGCAAGCATAGGTTTAGGTAAACCCAATGCGTTAGTCGATGTGACCTCTGCTGCCTTGATGCTATCAACATACCCCTTGTCAATTTTCAACCGTGACTTAGATTCCAGTTCAAGAACCGCTTGCTCTTCGGGTGTAGTCTCATTAGACTTACCGATGTTTTTACCAGTCGCAGTGTGTTGACTTGTAACTGCTTTGCCACCTATGACTGTTGCACTGCGAGAGAAAACAATATCTCCCTCCGTCCAACCTTCCCAGATGCCGACTCGACCGTTGTGATTTTTGTATAATGTAATCATATTATCCCTTTGGATAAATTGCGAATGTGGTTGCATGTTCTACGAGACAAGTTGCCTGACCTCGAACACCGGGTCGCCTTGGACCGCGATACTTTAATCTGCAACCAGAATATGCGAGTGCGCGAATGACAATGTTATCGCGGTATCTCATTGGGATGCCTTTGTAAATTGAAGATTCACTTTCTGGTGAAATGTAATCAAAAATATTCATTTTATGCCACCTCTGCTTGGAGATTTTTGAAGTCAGTTGCGACATAGTTAAATGCCTCTTGCAATTCTGCATTTTCACTTTTCAGATTTGCGACTTGATCCATCAACCTTGCGATTTCTCCATCCTTGGTGATGATGCGTTGATTCTGGACATCCATTGTGTCCTTCATAATTTTCTGGATTAGTTCATTGTTCATAATAAAGTTCTCTCTGTTTCTCAATTCTTACAACTATTATACCCTATCTGGGTTCAAATGCAACCCCTAAAACTTCAATGAAATCAGTGGGTTAGCGCACTTCCTCAACCATGATGCTGAAACTGTCGTATCTTGGATACCATTCGCCTTGGATCAACTCGCCATCCTTACTTTCCTCAATACGCAGTTCCGCCTTCTCGCGAGTGCTGAACACTCCAACAATTTCAGAACCTTCGTAATCCCAGTTACCATGTACGATGTATACTTTCATTTTCTTTACGCCTTGCTCGCGTCTAACAATTCTCTCATCGGGAACTGTCCTATTTCCTGGAAGTCGCGAGAGACACCCTCTGGAGAATTGGCAACCCACTCGCGTACCATATCTGCGAGACAATCCGCAGGGAAATGCCCCACCATTACATCATTTTCCAGCAGGACTACGATTCTTTTGCTATCAGATTCTTTGTTCATTTTCTTTCTCTCTTTCTCAATTCTTACAACTATTATACCTTATCTGGGTTCAAATGCAACCCCAAGAACTTCAATGATATCAATGACTTATCCCCAAGGGTCAGAGATGACAATGACTCGGTTAGGTTCTATCAGAGCAGCAGCAGCATACAATGCATCCTTGACCATCTGTCGGTCAACTCCGTCTTCGCCTTGTGGTATGTTTTCTTTAAAGCATCGCGCAGAAAGTTGAAGGTTGACATCCCATTGAACCCAATCCCAATTCACTAAACCGTTTTGGATGTTCGCTGGAACTGCTGCTAACTCCTGTGCTAATTCTAATAACTGTGCTGCTTTCATTTTCTTTCTCTCTTTCTCTAATTGATGTAACCATTATACCGTATCTGGGGTCAAATGCAACCCCAGAAACTTCAATGAAATCAATAACTTACAGGCATAAAAAAAGTCCTTTGGAATCAAGGACTTAGAGAATGGTATGCATAGTTAAACCACGCCACCGCTCACTCGGTATGCTCGTCATCGTGTACGTGCAATGCGATAATGCCGTAGTGCAAGACCTTCAACAAATCCTTGCGGTTCCATCCGTCTTTCTTTCCGTATCGCTGGGAATATTTCATTATGTTCCCGATGCAGAATCCAGTTCCGTGTCCACCATCAATAATAAATTCTGTGGACTGGATTTTATCTTGCGCGTAGTGTTCGCCATAGGTCGCATCGATGTACTTGGTCAACTCTTCAATTAATTTATCTTCACTGTAACGATAATCTATTTCAGTTGTTTTTTTAATAATCTTCTCCTTCAACATATTGTGTCCGTATTGAGTCAAGTGGGTCTTTTGATTTTGCGTTCTTCCTTCGTCCTTCTTCGGGAGTATCCTCACTCCCGTCTAACAGTCTATCGATGTATCCGTTTAGTAACGCACCCATAGAGATATTGTGCTGACTTGCATACCGCTTAAACTGCAAATGCTTGTCGGGTGTTATCCTGATATTGAATAATTTAGTTGTCATTCTATTCCTTGTTCTTTTCTGTATGCATCAATTTCTGCATTAAATTCTTCAACGGTCTGTCCGTAAGAGTGCGCCAACTCTGCCATCCTAAATCTTTTCGTTGACTCAAACCAAGAAGGTTTCTCTCGCTTAGTCCAGACCATAGAAAAGTTATCACGCTTTGACCAGTAGTAATCTCGGTATGACTGTATGGGATTTTCTTCGTCAATGCAATAAGGTGCTGCACCCATCGCCAAAGGGAAAGGTGTCAACTCAAGACTTGGGTCTATGTTCTTTGGGGGACTCTTAATCAACCAGTTCAGTTTGTAATAGGTCTTGTGGGTTCTATTATCGTATCGCCAATTGTATTCTTTGGCAACTGCCTCAAAGAAACGTGCTGCCCACTTGTAATTAGCGGTAGTCTCTCGCGCCCATACTGTGCAAGGATGGTTAACGTGACATGCTTTGTAGAGAAACTTTTCGCGCTTGTCAGGAAGAACCCACTGCTTCTGGTTGCGTCCTGTTTTGGTCTTACCAGTTATCTCTTTGCCGTCAAGAACACGATGCACTGTAGATAGCATCTGTCCTTCCTCAAGAACCATCTTGACCACATGCGAATCGCAGAGCGACCTCGCGCATGCTTCTGGTGTACTTTCAATTTTAAATCTATTCATATTGTAGTTGTCTCATTCACTTTGTACTTGTAAAGTTTAAATGCTTCCTTATCCTATTTACTTCTGCTTGAGAAAGATCATACTTTGACTACGCCCACTCTACCACAATGTTTGGGACTCGTTTCTTCTTCTTCATCGATAGCGTCATATGTATCTTCGGGAATATCATCGACCTCCTCAATAAGTTGGTCTTCAAAATACTCGGATTCCTTAATTACTTGTTCTTGTATAATCGGTTCATACTGTGGCATCACTCTAGGTTGCACGATAGGAATTTCTATCTCTTCATCCAAGTTTGTAACATTGTCTGGTGAGACCTTCATGTTGCCGTCATCATAAAAGACCTTCGCCAACTGCTTATCACGGAATCCCATTGATGCTGCAAGTAATAGAACAATCGCCAGTGGGTCAAATGTAATAATCAATAGTATGATAACCCATCGCACTGCTTCATCAAAGTGGTCTGTGGCAGCATCGCCATAGATTAACTCTGCAATGTATTTCAACGGACCGACTTCAACTTCCAACTCTATTTGTGACTGTTTTATTGGCAGTAGTTTTTCTTGAAACAATTCTATGCTGGCATATGAATCATTGATATCGTCATTGAGTGCTGCGCGTTCTTCTGCCTGATTCTTACGCACTGCCATCGCGCCATCTTTGCCGCGTACCCTATCATAGTCTATCAGGGTCTGCACTTGAGCATCTAACTGCCCCATAACAATCTCTGCATCGCCTATTTTTCGTTGCTCATTATCTATCTGCCTTTCAAGATTTTCTATTTTCAGTTCGTTATTTCCACCACTTGAAATCGTTGTTTCGAGATGCGCTTTAGATAAGAACCCAAAGATGCCGAGGGATGTAACTACCATAAGCAATACAACTGCCGATGTTAGATAAGACTTCATCAGTAGTGGTGCTTTGCTCCAGTTACGATGTAACCAAGTTGCAGTTACAAGTTTACCAACTTCAAGGACTCCACCCATAATAGCAATCGCTAAGACTGCTCCAGAGAATATTGCAATGAGACCAAGGATAGAGTACCATGCTGCAACGGTGGCAATTGCCAATGCTGTTATTAGTGTTAGATATCGCATTTAATTTCCTGCTATGTAAAAAATGTGACTGCCTTCCTGTTTAACTTTCTGCATACTACTAACCCAGTATGGATCGACTTGTGTGTTGTGATACCACATTGCACCATTCACACTATCGTCCCATCTACTGTCTGTAATACTTTGTTCAACTCTGTGGGCATAGACATGATATGCCACACGCCACGCAGAGTCCCATGCATCAGGTTCGAGAATTTCATCAACCCTACCATCGCAATACCAAGAGAACTGACATTTATTTTTTATTGGTATTGGTCTGCCATCTTTCCAAGAAGGTTTTGTATACCCTTGCCTTACCACACCACAAAGTGTATTGGGGAACCGCTTAGATTCCATTCTATTTATACTTACATGGGCGACCGCGACTCTTCCTTCAATATCTTGACCACGCGCTTCGTGATAGATATTTTCTGCAAGGCATAAGACTTCAGGGTCACCATGCTCAACAGCATTGCTACCCAATGAAATAGAACATGCAATAGTAAAGAGTAATACTCTCATTAGGATTCTGCAATCATCCTTATTTTTTTTAAGTCTTCGTGATCACCTGACATCTTTAATACTCTACCATCGCCCAACTCAACCGTGATGGTTTTATGATACTCGCGTGAATGCGGATACTCTGGATTCTCCGGTATTCTTAAATCCATACGAACTCCTATCACTTCGCCAAATAGAATATCCGAATTTGGATTCGGTCTAAATGAAACCATTTTTCCTGGGACATCAACTGACAGTGGAATGTTTTTACGCATTTTTTTTGCTGGTTGTCTGTTTCGTAGTTTCGCACTTCGCTTCGCTTTACGATCTTTCATTCGTTGACGTTGATCTTTGCGTTTTTTGCATTCTTCCTGAATGCGTTCTGGTGACATGCCCATTAGAAATAACTCTCCAGTGAATTGTAACTTGTATTATTCCAAGGATCATCTTGGAATGGTTTGATGAATGAAGAAGGAATCTCTTCCTTCAGGTTTTTGAACTTTCTTCGCGTCTTACTGAATGTTAAAGGTTTAGTAAACTTCTCCCATTCGGTTGACCCATTTTTACGATACGCTATTAACTTCTCTTGAGTACTATTCAAGAGGTAGTCGTGATTAGGGACTGCATAGGGTGCTTCATTCCATACAGTAACTTCTCTCAACATTCTAAACTCGGTTTCTATCATGGTAACATATTATCCTTACTCAAAACTTTATTCCATCCGAATATCAGGTAACCGATCCCGATTCCAAGCATAAGAGACAAACCGAATGCTGGGTACACTATTCCAGATACCACGCCCAAAGTAATAACCATAGTCAAGATGATTCTTAATACTGATAATCTATTGTATTTGTTAAACATTATTTAAAATTCCTACTCCAAGAACAAACAAACTCACCGCATTCAGCATTATCATTGCTCGGTCTTTCCATACGATACTCACTACCGACCATCCCAACACTCCAAAGAATGTTACTATCAAGTCGTAACTTTTATAGTCTCCCTCTGCTGACCGGAATGCTATTCCTATCAGTATCAAAGTAGACGCAGTCCACTTCAATACCCAGAGACTTTTTGATTCACTATGCATTAGATTCCTGCCCAACACAATTTCAAGTTTTCTTCTTCAACATGTCCACGCGCAAAGTTCAATGCGGGTGCGTTCCAAGATGATGCTTTGAGGATATCCCCAACTTTGAATCCCTTGTTTGCTTTCTTCACGATGAACCCGACAACCGACTGGCGACTCCCGCCATCCTCGCTACGGATTATTTTGATATATTTTTGACCTTCTTTGAAGATAACATTATATTTTTCTTTGATGTCAATATCATAAGCAGTCCTACCACCCCATTGTGCATAGTCGCTTTCTAATGCTTCTTTGACTCGCGCCATTCCTACTTCTAAATCACACATATTTTCTTCCTTCATTTCTCTAGTTGATGTAACCATTATACCGTATTGGGGTTCAAATGCAACCCCAGAAAATTCAATGAAATCAATAACTTAGTCCTGCGCCTTAACATTCTTGGGGGAATAGAGTCCTTCAAGACTACGAACCTCGTTGAATACCCTTATTCGTTTGGCAGTAAATCCAAGAATCTCACCTTGTCCCCAACAATCAGTTCCAGCACATTTGACCCACACTATTTGACCAATCTCGAAATCTTTCATATCTTTACTTCTTGTAAGTAGAGTGAAACAGTGAAATAGCAGTGTAATGCGAACAATGAAAGTAATCGGTCATCGCATCGCTATGATCAAAGTATTCTTTGCCAAGCATAGCATCGTGCAATTCATTCAAAAACTTAGCGTATTTGGTAAAATGTGAATCAATATGATACTGGTTAACGTCCAGACCATAAGACCCAATCCAAGGATCATCTAGTGCATAATCTTCGATAATAAGGTCAGCATCTTTGATCTTTGCGACAATGGTGCTGTGATGTTTAACAGATACACTCAACTTAAAACCGTATTTCTTTGCAACTGCTTTCATTGCTGGTGCGAGGTCTGCTTTCTTTTCTTTGCTTACATATGCCATGATAAAATCTCTCTCTCTTCTCTAGTTGATGTAACCATTATACCCTATTCAGGATGAAATGCAACACCAGAAACTTCAATGGAATCAAGGACTTAGGAGGGGTGGAAAACTTGAGGGAAATCAATGACTTAGGTGGTGGTATAACTATTCATACCGCGCCACCGCTTACTTTTGGGTTATGAGAACTCAACCACCTCTCGTAGATTTTGGGAATGTTAGATATGCATATTGCTTGAACATTTTTGACCTTACAGCATAGTCTCGGTTTTGTTTGATACGCCATCCAAAGAAACAGTTGGGACGATGCTTTCTTTTTATCATCCGTATCGTCTTGTGCTGGCGAGGTTTGATGATGTATTTGCCCAGACACCGACCTGCTCGTCTTCTGTGTGGTGGTTTGATGCTTCTATTTGTCTTTGCTATCACTAACAATCTCTTCCGTATCGACCGCAGTTGTATGCATTGGAATTCTGCTTGTCCCATTGATCTTTGTTTCTATCATAAATGCCTTGCTGATAAGAACAATCTACTGGGTCTGAATTGCAGACAAAATTAGGGTAGTCCGAACGATTCGATGATTGATACTGCCTCTGTCGCTGGACAGACGGGTCAGTCTGTCGGTTAGTAATAATCCAACTAACTGCCGACTGAACTCCAACGTTGATAAGTGCGTCTTGCACTTGGTCATTCATCGCATATACTGGTGCTGATACCAATGCGGTAAATGCTATAACGATACTTAATCTTTTCATTTTATTTCTCTTTCTTTATTTAATGTAACCATTATACCGTATTTGGGGTCAAATACAACCCCAGAAACTTCAATGGAATCAATTGGTTAGATGCGCTGCGAGACCTGCCTCAACCTCTACCACTGCCAAACGCAATTCTATAACTTCTTGGGTCTCACTATAAGTACCCCACTCGTCTTCACCTGTCGAGATAATTCGTTTAATTACGAATTCTTTTCCTGCCACTTCGCCTTCACAATCTTCTCTAATATATTCTATACAATCTTTAATATTGTCAAACTTGGTGTCTTTAAACTGAAAAATCTCACTCATATTATTTACTCACTGACAGGTATAATCCGATGTTGGCAAATGCATAACCTGCATAGCATAGTGCCATTGGTATGTTCTCTTTATACGCTTGTTCCGCGCATATGTAAAAATAAATGATACCTGTAACTGCTACTAACCAACCGCTCACTTTCCATCTCCGTGTATCTGCGCCTGTTGTGCTGATACTTCATATAGGTTCCATTTATGGATAAGGTATGTCATTGACAGATTCTCTATTGTGTAACAAAACGCCCACTGGTCACCTCGTATTTCAAAAATCTTTCTACGACAATCTTCATCATCATCACCTTCAACAATCAGGAAACACTTGTGGAGTCGTTCTCCACCCAATGTCATATGTTCCCTGCCAAAAGTGACCATGATTTTCATATCGCTTCCATTAACCTCTCTACTAATGCGGTTCTTTCTGTAACGCCTTCGAGAATATTTAGGTCAAGGTTGATATCAAAATGATCTTCTACATCGGTAATTATCGTCATAGCAGTTAGACTATCGAATACATTGTGCATATCGTATCCCTCCTCTTCCAATACTTTGTCTATAATATTATTTATCGCTTTTTGCTTAATTTCATTCATCGCCCTGTCCTCTATTTATAAATCTATATAATATGCGTATGCGGTAAAGTTGCCAGAATCATAACAGTTAACGTCATCAATTCCTGTAGACATTTCTCGCTCCTCTCCTGCTTGCATATCGTAACAATCTCTATTTTTCTTGCCCACTACCTGCACATCTTTGTATTTGGCAAGGTCATTCCAGACAGACCTACCACCATAGGACTGTTGAGTCCCTGCCTTGAGTGTAATACCCATTCTCTTCATTAGGTATCGGTAGATTTTTGGTGCAAGACCATAACCTTGGTAAGTGCTATCTACCAGAACCATTGATATCTCATAGGAATCTTTGAATAGTCTTGCCCTTGACTTTTCAAGGTCAACGGTCATAACACGGTCATAACTCGCTTTGTTACCAAAAAGTCTGGCAATGTTCGAACGCTTTTCACAACAGATTTGAACATTCATAAATCTATCTTCTTGCGCCAACCACAAAGACAATCCCTTGTAGGAACCAATCTTTTCATATCGATTATCGGGTTTGAATTTGCCCAATTTCTGTCTTCCTTCACCATAAACAATTCTATCCATAGTAAAGTCCTCTATCGCTGATTTTCGTATTGACGCTTCTGGCGTTTACGGTCAGCATAGACAAGGTCGAATATCACATCAATTTCTTGCGCGACCAAGTCTGGATCAACCATTACTCGCACGATATCCGACTCAAGGTCCATCCACGCTTTTCTGTTCGCAAACCTATCGCGTGAGTTATCGTAGTAATACTCTACAACACCTTCTCCACCGACACCGAAAAGTTTTTCTGGTGTTGGTCGGGTAAAGTCGTAAGTAGGGAATGCGCCATCTTTAGCGTAGTAGTAATCTTCTGCGCCAACATTTCGTGACATGATATTTTGGTCTAACATAATATAGTTCTCTCTATTGCTCGATTCTTTTTACAACTTTGGCAATCTTGTCGATCACCTTAGTGTTACGGATTGACGCTCCGGTCTTCCTGCGATACTTGACCGCGTTCCATCGCGCCAGTGCTTCTGCATCGCGCTGTTCAACACAATAGTCCAGATCGACTCCTAGTGCTTCTGCTTCTTCTAAACTCATTTTCATCTTTCTATCTCTGTTTCTCTATTCAATACAACCATTATACCCTATCTGGGGTCAAATGCAACCCCAAAAAGTCCTTAAAAATCAAGGACTTGAGAGTATGAATAGTCATACCAGACCACCGCTCACCACTGCCCGGGACAACGCTGATAGAATTTAAAATCCCCTCCGCCACTGACATCTCTGATAGTCTGTTCTGTAAAATCCTTCGGCATTATCTTATCCTCAACTGGTAGATCACCAAACAGATCTGTCAACTTCTCAACCTGTTCTTCGAGTGCGCCAACACGATAAACAAGCATATTATCGTGATAAGGACTTTTAGTCTCTTTGTCGATTATTTCCTGTTCCAACTCAGCACACTCTTCACGGAGTGTATCGTTTTCTTCTTCTAGGGTAGTGATGCAATTTTTGTAGTCTTGCTGCCATCCTTGGAGGGTTTCAACCTTCGCTGACATATCGGCAAGTTGCGACATCAGGTCACGGATAACAAGGGTACACTCTAGGTGTAATATTTCGTTATTTTTACTCATTAAAAAATCCTCCATTGTTTTTTCTTCTTGCAATACCTAATAGTCCAACCAGTGCGCTACCGAATAACCATGCTGCTGCTGGAATTGGGACGGGGGAAGGAGTGTAGTTATACTCTGTGATGTATTGTCTACACGGTCTGAAACCAACGCCATCACACGGAATTCCTGTTATTTCAGTCGGCATGCCGTTGGGATTGTTACTAAAAAACCAGGTCTTACTGTTATCCATAGACAGACTCCAGAAAGGTGCAGCAGTTGTTATACTAGTGCTTTCAAATGTATCAATGGCGGTACTCCTCACTTTATAACCAGTTACAGGTTCAATACCAGAATTCACAAGAACGATATTTATATAGTAAACTGTCCTATCAAATAATGAACTGAGTGGCAACCGCCAAGTCTCTTCTATTCCAGTGGCATCCGTTAAACTCCAATCAAAATTTGCCGAATTATCAATACTTGTTGATACGACCAATCCATCGCATGCGGGACTACAATGTACATCATCACTATTCCATGTATCCAAATTAATTGTATTGGCATTCGTGCCAAAGGAAACAGCAGCAAACATTGCTGCACTGCAAAAACTTAACTTGTTCATATCAATTCTCCATCATCATTAAATTCCATTGTGCCTTCGATCATCCTGCGACCTATCTCATTCGCGCATGATGTAACTATCCTCGAAACTGAGGTTTTACTGCCATACCTCCAAGCACTCGCTTTTAATCGCAACTCCTCTTCATATGCCGTGTCGCGCATCTCAAGCAGTTCCTGATTACTCAGTTCTTTTAGGTCTTTCATATCAATTGTCCATCGTCATTAAATTCTATCTATGCAGCGTGTCATCGGGTTTGCTGCCGTATCCCTTGCGAGACCCCGTTACCTTTCTCTATTCAATGTAACCATTATACCAGAGTGAGGGTGAAATACAAGGGGTAAAACTTGAGGGAAATCAATGACTTACAGATTTTATGAAAACTTCAATGAAATCAAGGACTTAGGAGGGGTGGGCGGGGCGTGGTATGCATAGTCATACCACGGTATTAGTCGCTTTTGTACAAATTGACGGATACACTGTTATAGAGAAAGATTTCCATCAAGAATTAAAATCAGAGGGTATTTCTTGATCGTAAGACTTTTCCCACTTTTGAAGAAAATCTTGACGATGTTTTTCTTGTTCCACTTTGTCAAGTTTCGATTGCAAAGATTCAGCAACGGCATAACCACTCTTGGGTTGTTGTGCTGGGTCATAATACCTATGACCCTTAATTCTAACCCAAACGCTATCCATTGTTTTCTACCAAGTTGAATGTTTTACGCATGACTGTGTACTTCTCAACTATTCCATATTTTTTAAATGTTCGCAAAAATCCCCTACGCGCACGAAACTCGTAAGATGTACATCTTTTCGACTTCGCTAGTTGTGTGTAGTCTTTATCTAACATTTCCCATTCATTATCAACATTTCCCGCAGCACCTACGATTACTAGGGTATTATTATCATACTCGTTAGAAGCAATTATTATTCCCATCAGACTATTATCTGAGTCTAAATATACAAAATACATTTCAACTTTTCCAGATTTCAGATGTAATGCTATTTCTAATCCTGTATATTCTTCTGGGGAAATACTATCCAACCAAGAATTAACCTGAGAGAGATGCTTTCCTATAAGTTCTGCTGTAGCTATTTTAAAAATTATATATTCCTTTAATCAGTCTACTCTTCTGGAAACTGTTCTCTATGTTCGTCTGGAAACTGCTCTTTGTGAGCAGCCATCATAAGTTCCTCACTGGCAAACTCTTGCACAATAGCATCGTCACGGTAGGAAACAACTATATTTTCGTCTAACGCAATTACTCCGCTGTTTATAATCCAGTACCCGTTCTCCTGTGTGATTATCATACACTACCCCCATCCGAGATTGTCCAACCCTCATTTATTAGATTGGTCCTAGAAGTCTCTGCTGCACTACCGGATGTATATGTTGAGTTTCCGAATCGCGATGTCCCTCCGGTTTGCGGAAGGGGACTCTGGGCATCCCAATTAACCAACAGGGCATCGTACTGTGCTGTTGTCATTCTACCGTTTGTGAGTATCTGACTAAAGGCATCTGCCACGTTCACCCCCGTAATATTCCAATCTTCTATTCCTGTTACGTTCACTAGCGCAGTACAGTTGTGCATCATATCTTTAAATCTCGGAAGTGAAGATGTGTCCCATCCAGTAAAAACCACGGACGTTACAGAAGAACACTCTCTAATCATAGCGGTAGTGTTGACACAATTCGAACCTATCATACTGGTCAGGTCGAGGGTGCCTACGAGTCCCGAGCATCCACGAAGCATATTTTGTGCTTCTGTAACACCAGATGTATCAGTATTTCCCATGGTAAATTCGGTCATACCAGTACACGCATAGAAACCGTTCCTAAAACTTTTCCATCCAACCTTTCCAAGATTCGATACTTTCCTGATGTATGCTGATGATGGTTCATTGTACATTTTAATAGCAGGGAAAGTACCTGTGATAGAAATAGTATACTCACCTGCGGTAACATAAGTGTGAACGGCATCAGCATAGTGAGTTACAGATGTTGTACTGGTACCATCGCCCCAATCAACTACTGCGTTGTAAGTGTATCCACTGCGGCCGCCCAGCACCATGGACTGGTTACCAGCATTGGTTTCTATTAGCAGTTCAAATGCGTCTGTGCCTAACACCTCATCACCTTGAGCGTCCCAGAATGTTTTACTCAGCTCACCCATAGTATCGACGGTGATTCCAACCTTGCGAACTTTCGTGAAAACTTCGTTTCCGCCACTGTTCGTTCGAATTCCCTCAGTTTGTTTTAACCACAGAGGTCTATATGGACTGTTTGCTCCAGGGTCTGCTGGAGCATCATCGTACTGCCAATGGGGATTGTTAGGAATATGTTTCCATGCCATTTGATTTATATCCTATTTAATATTCTATTTAATATTCTATAGAATCTATTTATATGATTAATATTTGTTACTTTCAAAACAGGCATATATTGTGTCCATTGAACAGTGCAAGGGATTGGGATTGATCTTCTCCATCACCATACATCTCATGCAATTGACTCATGTGGTATCGCACACGATTGAGATGATCAACTCCATCTGTTGCTGGAATCGCATCGCCACCCACATAGTTAGAGTTTTGTTGATCTCTTCCTAATCGCTGAGATGTACCTGTCTCTGGTATGGTGAATCGTTCTGACCTATCAGAGAAACGACCAGTCCCTTTGTCTGAATAACTCATTACTGTTCCGTATCCATTCCACTGATCATTGAGTTCAGGATCGTATCCTGGAATCAGGTATCCATAGGAAAACATGAATATAGGCGTGACAAAGGAAGATTCGATGTTGTGGTCGAGACCAAAAAGATGTCCCATCTCATGAGCGAAAGTTTCACCTGCTCGTTCATAGTATCGTGTAACTTCACTTTCTTGAAATACGCTATTCCTGAAACACTGGGTGACACCCCTACGGTACTTGTACGGTTGGCGATCTGCCTTGTATAGTGCTACACCACATGCAATTGGTTCATCTTCTATTTTCTTGAACAGGAATGCAAAGTCAGCACCAGCATCTCTCTGCCACTCATCTAAGTTAGAGAATTCGCTTCTGCTTTCAGAGAAATACTTGATCTGTCTGTATAGATCATCTCTACGGACTTCTACGGTTTTTAGTCCAACTAACCGTATCATTATATGGACACCAGAGTCCTTGTTTACCTTATTGGCAAAGTCTATTTCTCGTTGCACAAACTCTGTTCGACTCAGTCCGTCCAGTTCTTCATCCAAATTAGTATCAACCACTGCAAGCAAATCTATGATAGCAATCTCGGTATTGTCTGCACTGTATGGATAGTCAATGTCATCGGTGGTACGGATGCCATCACACGTTATATATGGATAGTCACCAGTAAACCCACTTGCATCGGTCGGACAATCATCGGGTTTACTCATTTGAGTCAGAGGTGGTTCTACAATCACAGGAGGTTCAACTATAACTGGTGGTTCAATTATAACTGGTGGTTCAATTATAACTGGTGGTTCAATTATAACTGGTGGTTCTATAATCACAGGAGGTTCTACTATAATTGGTGGTTCTACTATAATTGGTGGTTCAACAAAGGGATTATCTGATCCACCACCACCACCTCCGCATCCTGCCATGTTCAGCAGAATTAGAATGATGCTCATTGTATATTCGATTTTCATAATTTATACTCTATTGGTTTCGTCACGGGTAAATAACATCCCTTCAATACTACTTATATATTTCCTAATCCCAAAGTGATTCGAAGTAGACACCGAATAAACGGAACCCATTACTCATGCGTTTTTGGTGTGCATCAATATGTGGCTTCGATGCTGCATATCTATCAGTAAAGGTTTTAGTAAATGTTAATGTGTCACCAAAAAATTCCGAATTTTCAGCATCAGGAAGTACAAAATCATCAAAGTTGTAATAGTCTGCCTCCCAATTGTCGCGACACTTCTGCTCAAACGCCCAGATCATTTCATCTAGAATCCAATCCCAGCGTTTAAAGAAGTTTGCATCGGTCTCACCAGTTTCCCTAGCATCTTCGATTTCTTTTTTGGTTGCGCGAAGTGCTTTAGGAACATCCTTCATATTGATTGCTGGTGCGCCATGTGTGGTTTCTTTAAGTTGCTTTAGCATCGGCAATATAATAACAGCAAGTGTGTGGTCCATAGAATAAGTATCATGCTTATCAATGCGAACATCTACTCGTTGTTCTAAACGATCTAAGACTAAATTAATAGTGCAGTTGTAGATAGTTTGTACCACATCTTCAAGGTATTCTACGGTGTTGTCTATCCAATCAAGGTTTTCTCCAGAGGATGATAATCCGTATCTCTTCTCCATGTATCGAGAGTGAAAATTGCTAATCTTCCGATTCACATAATTTCCTATGTATACTTTCATAGGTTACTACCATATGTAATTGCCCCAACAAGAGCGGATTGTTGCGCTAAAAGACCCACTGCCTTTTCGAGTAATGCTACCCGCGTTTCCATTGTAGGTGAATTACTAGGACCCTTAATAGCGTATCCTCTCATCTGATCCATCTCATGTTGCAACCGTTCACACTTTGCAATCAGGGCATCCTTTTCTGTCTCTAGTGCTGCCACATGACTTTCAACCACCGATGCGTTAATCACTGATGGTGGCCAAGCACCTCGTCCAACATTATGAACCCAAGACTTCGCGCGATCTCGTGGACTCGGTATTTTATATTTCATCTTCACTCTCCTGTACGCTAGGTTCAAACCATTCTATCTTGTGTCCGGTTTCAGACTCAAACAATTCTATTAACTTTGTATACTCCAACAAGTCCTCACTACTGAAATCATCTAACCAATCGGTGAGTATATGCCAACTGGAAGATTCCATAATACCAACTCCGTACTCACTGGTTCCACAGTAGTAGTCCTGTTCGTCCAGACCATAAATATCGATACGCCCACCCGAATACGCGATGCTCGGTTTGTGGGAAAGATAAGTCTCTCCTGCTTTTTCGGGTGATAACCATTTACTATAAGTGCGGGTAGTCTCTACCATTGGTATATTATTCTTTTCATACCACTCCGGAGAAATTGGTCCCATCCAATTTGTGCTATATGTGATCATCTTTACTTTCCTGTTTCATAATCCAAATCATCTTTGTTCTCTAATATATTGGGTGATTGATCTGATAGGTCTTCAAGGTGCATTTCCAATGGGTAGTGTCTAAGACATCTAGACGCTTCCTTACGAATATCAGCAATCTTCTTCCAATCACCACTAGGGTTCTGCAACTCAACTAAAAAATCCCTTGTCCTTATTAGCGAGATATATCGTTCATCTGGCAGCGTCATTGTTCTTCATCCTGATATCCTATCGGGTGCCTCATTGTAAAAATCAACATATTTCATGATCATTCCTTTTACGATATTTTAACTCGTTCGCCATTGCTACTCTGTATTGAGGTATCATCGTTGGTACTGTATCAATACATGCCTGAATGTGATCGGTGTCCATCTCAGATAGTTTAACATACTTGAGAGGTTGATCCCCTTTGATACCGTATGTTCCCCAAGTTACCACTTCACGGACTGCTTCGTGACCGTCACTCAACAGTACTGTCAGGTACTTCTCGTCCCCGTTAGCACTAGATCGAATGTAGGATAGACCTCCGTCAATCATATACACTTTACCATTGGCATCAGTGTACTCTTTATAATCGTGCCGCGACTGACTCTCTATTACTGTACCGTCCGGAGTTTGGATAGCACTGTACACCATCGCTGTTTCATCTTTCATTTTCCTTCCCTTCCTTTCCTTCTCTAACTATTATAAAGAAGGTTATCGAATCTCATTTGCTGTCTGGTGTATCTGCCGCGCCATTCACCATCCATCCAGAACTAATAACCACCTCCGCATCCTGCCATGTTCAGCAGAATTAGAATTATGCATACTGTATATTCAGTTTTCATCATTTTATTCCTAATCCAGAAGTTCCTATCATTATCTTGAATGCCCACTCACCATTTAACTCTCTGAAGTATCCATACGGTTTTAACACCGGATACTTATCTAATGTCTTCTTAGCATCTTCAGGTATAGTGTCTTTGAAGTCTTTTAATGATACAATCTTTTTCTTTGATATCTTTGCTACTGCTTTTGGACTATGTACATAGGGTTCAAGGACTGACCAAGGTACTGTCTTCATTAACGCTCCAAGCGCACTCTTAGACTTCTCGCCATATGACCGTTGGAGTTCTGCTGGGAATAAATTCGATATTGCTTTTTTAGCATAAGGTGAACCTGTGCTGCCCATCGCTACTGACTTGCGTCCACCCTTATCCTTATACATCACCACTGCTTCTACAACACCATTATTGACTACCATCTTCCACATAGGAATTTTCTGTATCATGGTCTCTAAGTTCTGAAAACCATTGGTGAATAGTCCACCATTGCCAGCGTATGACTTGGTCAGCAAGTCAAAAACCTGCTTACCGTACTGACGCTTGATCTCCATATCACGGTCACCCACGGCATTCACATAGCGTTCACTGATGAATGTATTAAAAGGTTTAGTTACTGATTCCATAGTTCAATCCTGACATTTCTACTAGATATTCGATATCTTCGAGGCGATCTTCAAGACTATCATAACGGTGAGACCCTCCTTCAGAGACAATGACTTTAAAGTATTTATTAAGAATAGATTCGCTGTTCTTGTAGTTGAATACATTATCACCTTTTTCTAGTAATACAAGTCCCCACGCTTTCTTACAGATAGGATACATTGCATCAACAATCTCTGCGTCCATATCTCGCATCGGATACCCACCATAATCAACCTCACCTTCCGGTATGTTAATATATTTTTTAAGGGATATCGCAGGATCAATAGCAGGGTTTAACATTACCGCAGGAATTCCGAGAAGGTCACCAACATGTGATGCTAACCATCCCCCCATAGAGCAACCGACAACTAGGTCGATATCTTCCTTTATACCCCAACTGCAAACTTCGGCAATAACGGAATTTCCCTTGTTGTAATCAATGTCCAGACCAACAACATGCCCTAGAATACTTAATGCTTTGACTTTAGCGTTTTCTTTGAAATAACTGTTATAACCGTGTAAATATCCAATCTTCATAATCAACAAACCTCCTCACACTCAACTCAATTTATACAACCATTATACCTTATCATGACTCCAAATACAACCCCTAAAAACCCTTATAAAACAGTGACTTATCGGGACTCAAATTGCTGTCTGGTGTATCTGCCGCGCTGACGGATTATTTTATATTGTACCACCGTGAAAATTTGCTTTGTTGGGCGCATCTTCACTATATCCGCCACCGAGACACTTCGGCACATCTTTATAGAAAAACTTCTTCACATCGCCCATAGCATTGGTGATGATTAACTCTTCGCCCACATGCTCTCCTGGATTCCGCAGTCGGTCTAATTTGGATCGCCCCACTAGCGCAGGTATCCACTGGGACTTCACATTGCCGTAGTCGAATGCTGAATGCCACAGATGTTTTATTGCGAGTGATCTATTCAGTTGTTCTACAAGATGTGTTTGTTCTGTGAGTAAACTTTGTAGTTTTTCCGTTGCATTTCTACTCATCTTCGTTTGTTACATCCGCAAGGTCGCGCAAGTCATAGAGTTTACTCTCAATGTCTGCGACAGTCAACAGAACGTCATCGTCTTCGCAACATGGTGAAACCTTAATCGCAGCGATAATATCCTGCAACACTTCGATACGCGCATTGAACCCAACCCAATCATCTCTGTTAGGCAACCGTCTACTGTATGCGATATGGTGCTGTTTCATAATTTACTCTTCCTCTTCCTCTTCACTATCGTATGCCATAAGAACCACTTCGGATTTCGCGTTGACCTTAGTCTTTATGAATTTACTTTCTATCAACATTTCTATTGTATACGCAATAACATCGACTTCACTCTTCCGATTATTACGCCACATCATAATACCTCCGATAATAGTACCTGATGCATATGCAACCAAAATTCCTATCATTGTGGATGTAATTACCATGCCATTCTCCATTCGTTATTTAATCATTCAAATCTATTTAGTTGGTAACGCTTTTCACCCAAAGACCTCATTGGCGAAAAAAAATGTGGGAGAAAAAATATAGAAAGACGACCGTCCCACGGATGATTGTCTAAACGGGCAGATGTACACATAGAGTCTCCTTACCCTTTACCCCATATACCGTACCACCCTATCTCCAGACATTCGACCCATCTTTTGGGGGGTGTCACTCATCCAGTGTTGTCACTATTAATATTATGAATAGACATACTAATGCGACCATTACAGCGAGTCCTCCAGTTCTTCTGGCATATATTTCATCGGTCCAAAGTTTGGAAGTGTTACACCCTCTACTGGTTCAGGTTGTTCGGTTGGTATGCCATCATTACTATCGACCATATCATACATCTCTATAACATCATCATAAGCACGATCCTCTCGTTCTATCATTGAGGAAGATTTGCTATTCATAATCCTATCTAATCGGGCATTGCCTGTATTATGAATCTCAGGTGGAGGTAATATACATGTATGTTCTATGGGTTCATATGGGGGTGATGCATAGAGACTTATATTATAGCATATTAATACAATCAGTGCGAATAGTAAAACCTTATTCATAGCATATCCTTTAGTATAGAAAGTTCCTTTTCAAGTTCATCGATGCGTTTTTTATATGGTATCGCTTGATACTCCTCTATATGATCTAATATAGAGCGAAAAGAATCTAATTGTTTTTGTACTTCTATTATGTTATAAGAGGCAACACATAGTACGCCAGTAATGAAGACAGTGCCACCAGTGACACCATGCCAATCTGCTCCTATGCCCATAAGAATGACGCAAGTGAGTGTTGCGATAAGTACCACCACAACAAGTGCATATGCATACAATATATTATATTTCATTAGGCGAATATTGCCCCGATCATGACTATCCCGATAAAAACATACGCGAAAAGGCAAAATACACCGTATACTACTGCTATCGATACTAAAACCTTTATAATGCCTTGCATTTCTCTATATTCCCCCAATAATCTTAAATTTTGCTATGATCTTTGATTTGCCAAGTCTCGACAACTGGCATGCCATATTCATCTTCATCTACTGCTATATATGCAACTTTATCTTCTATCTTTGCATATCGTATACCGTCAAATGTATGTAACACATGGGGAAAATCCCATGCACCTGTCATGAATCCGGTATTTTCTGCGTATGTATGGACTCCCTCTACATCAACTTCAGTAAACATACCTATCGCTAATGTTTTCATGCCACATCTCCATGTACTTTATCCATTATAGACCCCATGTATAGAGTGTTGGTTCGAGCAATAGATACAGGCATAATGCGCCTAGACCTATGGTAACCTTTATTGCGAGAATTTCAGAATTATTCATTACGATTCCTCCAAGTCTTGCCACCGCTTAATTTCCTCGTAGTAGTCACCTGCTATTTTGCTATACTTCTCTAACTGTTTCTGCATAGACGCGATAATACGCGCTTGGTCATCAGCAAGTTCGCGCAGTTCTTCGAGTTCCTGACGCTGCTGCTTGACTTCGTTCTCTTGCGCGTTAATCTCTTTCGCAAGTCTTCGCTTTTGATCGTCTGCACCCTGTACATACGCTTGACTCATTTTATCTGCTACTGACATTACGCTTCCTTGATTAGTGGTTGCAGATCACGAATGAGCGCATTGAACAGTGAGTCTATCTCAGACTCTTCTTCAAATTTGGACATCGCTGCTCGGTCTGCTTTGACTGCTTTTGCTGCTAAAATTTCGAATTCTTCGTTTGACATCTTTTTTCTCTCTGTTTCTCTAGTTGATGTAACCATTATACCCTATTTGGGGTGAAATGCAACCCCAGAAAGTCCTTATATATCAAGCACTTGCAGACCCACCGCTCACTTTATGTTGCGTATTGAATTGATTCGTGCTTAATAACTGGCATGCCAACAACCCCAATGATAATCTCTCTACGCCCACTCTCTAAGTCTTTGATAAGGTCGCTGACATCATCGAACATTTTGTTCAAGTTAAGGTGATGAGTTCCCTCGATAGTTTGCCACGCACTTTTAACACTCAGTGCAAGACTATACCAAGTCACATTGTTGGTAACTTCGGTCTCTATCATCATCTCAAGGATGTCATTATTGGGCAGTTGAACTAACATATTCTTTCTCTCTTTCTCTAGTTGATGTAACCATTATACCAGAGTGGTGGTGAAATACAACCCCAGAAACTCCTTATATATCAATAACTTGCGATAATGGGGGTAAAGTGGAGATTTTATTCGCTTGGCTCGGGAACATTTTACCTCTAAACCCTTTTTATGCTCGTATACAGGCGAAAGTGGAGATTTGCCTCCATTTCACCGCTCACTTTTGATCGTCACGCAGCATCACGTTCGCTGCTCTATCTGTTGCCAGACCGCGATAATCTACACCATGACTAACTTACTCCTGCTAACAATGCTTTCAAGTTTAAAAATCCACACAAGCGCGATTCTTGGAGTTCTATCTCCATCCGTTTGACTTTCGCTTCGAGTCTCTTGTTCTCAGCACTGAGTAGTTTGATATCCTCATGCTGTTGCTTCACTAACCAGTTATCACTCATGACTAACTTACTCCTTCTAACAATGCTTTCAAGTCTTGGAGTTCTATCTCCAGGTTGTCCATCCAGACTCCAGAAGTCTGAGATGTGTTGCGCCCATGTTCGATGAGTTTCGCAACAACTGATATCTCGTATTCTATCCACGCTTTGGGCAACATTATGACCAACTCTCTGACTGTACTGGTACAGATTTGCCATTACTTTCGTTAACGACCATCACACGAACACTTCCAGGCAGAAGAAAGTTCTTAGATATCTTCTTAATGATTGAACATGCTTCCGCTATTGCAGAATTTTCCGACACATTCTCCATGCGAATGGGATCATGCTTGTATGAAATTTCTTCGTTAACTTCTACTTCTAGGATGTAATTCTGGTTTTTCATTTTCTTTCTCTCTTTCTCTAATTGATGTAACCATTATACCCTATTGGTGGTGAAATGCAACCCCAGAAACTTCAATGATATCAGTAGGTTACAATATCTCTTTCAACTTTGCTACTTTATCTTTGTATCTGTTTAGGTGACGCGAAAGGATAAGTTCATCCTCTCTGTATCTGAGCATACGCTTCTGCATCATCTCAATGATACGCGCTTGGTCATCACACAAGTCGTTCAGTTCTATCCAAGTATGGTCTACTCGCAGTTCTTGATTTTCCATTTTCTTTCTCTGTTTCTCTAGTCTATGTAACCATTATACCCTATTGGGGGTGAAATGCAACCCCAGAAACCCTATAGGAATCAAGGGGTTACGCGGTATAGTATGTCATACCACCCCACCGCTCACTATTCCCAGACACCCTATTTCAGTTTTCAGGTAAGGACGGCCGTTCTCTGATCCTATGACGCTCACTCCTGTGCGAAGTTCTTCCGCAACTTCTACCAGCATTTTACTGGCAATATGCCGTGACTTACTGGCAGTGTTAGTCAAACGCTGGATATGACCGCCCTTCCTCACAGTAATGTAGTGGAGGTCTGTACGTGCGTCAAACTGCACGTTCATCTCAAGGATATCTTTTTCTGGTGTGGTAACTAACATAATTTTCTCTCTCTCTTTCTCAATTCTTACAACTATTATACCATAGTGGGGGTGAAATGCAACCCCAGAAACCCTATAGGAATCAATGACTTACGCTAATGCCTTTGCTGCTGCGAGTGCTGCCTCAACCATCTTAGGGTCAAGGTCGCTCGATGCTATCGCCTTGCTTCCCCATCCCTGC